AATAAACTCTATCTATATCCCAATCTTTAGGCATTGTAACATCTCCATAATACAATGCTTGTTCTGTTAATACTTTCTTTTGCATTTCTTAATACAATATATACTTGATTATTATAATGTCAATAAATAGAAAGACTAATTAGGCAGGACCGTAATCGTTTAAATCCCAAGTTTGGTTTTCTTCATTCCAAATATAAATCCAACCATTAGTACCTGCTGAAATTTGAGAACTTTGTTCAGCCGTTAATGCAGGAGCGTCTCCAATAGGAGAGTGCCAGTTAGCATCTGAAGTATCTTTTACCCAAGATAGATAAGGTTTAGCTGGCCAAAAAATTTGATTTTCAGAATCCCATTCAAAACCTACACCTGCATAGTTTCCTCTAAATGCTTTAGAGTCATCACCAGATGCATGTTTATTAAACATTGTGTTATAAGAAGTTTGAATCCACAAGTGTCCAGGCCATGATGAATTTTTTTCTAAAAATGCTTGACCCACTGATTCATCTTCAACACCTTCAGCATTCATGTTGTCTTTATTTGCTACAACATTAACTGTTAAAACTTTATTTTCTTCATTTATTTTTGCAAAGTGTGCCATAATTTTTACCTATTGAAACTTATACCTAATTACTACTTTACCACTACCACCGAGTCCGCCTCCACCAGAGTTAACTTGAAACTGTGAAGAACCTCCACCGCCTCCGGTATTATCGCCTGCAGTTTCTCCACCGCTTGGTTTACCAGGTGTTGGTCCGCCTTGTCCGCCTGTTCCACATGGACTTCCAGATCCACTTCCTGTTGGAGCAAGATATGCTCCACCTCCGCCGCCACCAGAAAAACTTACTGATGAACCTGTAATATCTGTTGGAGTTCCAACTCCACCGTTACCACCAGAGTTTCCGCTAGCAGCTGCTCCTGAGCCTCCGGCTCCGCCGCCTCCGCCGCCCCCTCTATGGGCTCCGTTTCCCCCATTCGTTCCTTGAGGTGGACTTACAGGAGGTGTGTTACCTGTTCCGGCTGCAGCAGTAAATCCTTCGACTTGTCCGCCTCCGCCAGATCCTCCAGGTGTTTGATTTCCTTCTGGGGCATTTTGATTTCCATTTCCACCTCCACCGCCACCGGTAGATGTAATACTTGAAAAAACTGAATTAGATCCTCTTCTACCTGGTAGTTGTCCAGGACCTCCACCACCAATACTAATTGGATAAGTTTGTGCACATAATGGTATACCAGCAACACATGCTCCTAAAGGTGAAGTTGTATAACATCCAGAAGCAGCTCCTGACGAAGTTCTAAAACCTCCGCCTCCGCCTCCTCCCCCTAGGGTTGAAGATCCTCCACCGCCACCAGCGACTACTAAATAATCAACAGTATTAGGTGCAGCAGGTGTGCCTTTTCCTACTTTATTTACAACAAAACAACCATTAGCATTAAACGTGTGTATTTTAAAATTTCCAGAAGTTGTAATACAACCACCTGTAGCACAAATAAATGCGGGTCCTGATTCACCAGCACCAAATCCTAAAACTTGGTAACCAAATGATTTAGTTTTTCGTGTTTGAGTGTTTCTTGTGTTCTTACCTGTAGTAAGTTTATTTTTTATTTCTCTCATGTCTAAGTTCCTTACAGGTCGTTAGCCGCGTCAGTAGTAAAGAATAATTTAATACCTAGAACTCTACATTCACCAGTAAAAGTATCACTACCATCTGCTGCGTCTCTATATAATTGAAAATAAGTTTGCTCACCTGCTGCAGGAGATCCTGCAACTGTCATTGCACTACTTTCAGATGAAATTTGTTGATCTTCTACTGTTCCAATACCAGCATCTGTAACTTCTATTGCTGTTCCGTATGCAACATCGATAGTATCACCATCCGCACATGCAACACCTTGTAGACCAAAAATAGCATTTCCTGTATTAGTTGTGCTAGGTGCCCAATAAACTTGATAAGTTAAAGTACCTTCGTTCCATGATTTAGGCATAGCTATTGTAAATTGTGTATATTGTTTTGTACTAGCATCAAAATCAAATACTTTCATATCTGGTCTTGTTGCTGTTGTTTCAACTTGTTCTGCATCAGCTCCATTAGTAGTTGCAGCATACATCGCTGCAGCTGGAATCCATATAGTTTCTTTACCAGCTATTTTAACTGCAGATACGTTTCCACCACTATCCTCAGCTTGAATAACTCCAGATCCTTTTGTTTTTAAAGCTAGACCGATGTTAGTATCTCCACCAGAAGCTGTAATTGACGGGTTATTTCCTGTTGCTCCATTTGCTAATGTAATTTCATTAACTGCAGAACCTGTGGCTGTTAATAATGCTAATTCATTTCCATTAGTATCTAGAATTGAAGTTCCAATTTTAGGTGAAGTTAAAGTTTTGTTTGTTAAAGTTTGAGTTCCAGTAAGTGTTACATCACCAGCAGGTAAAGTATCAATATCTGGATTAGTTCCATCATTCGCAGTAGCAAATACAAGAGCATCACCTTTATCTCCTGCTGCAAAAGTAAAAGAATCACCAGATCCAGACACATATTTAAACTGTACTGTGTATGCACCTGATGTTGAATTTCTTAAAAAATAAAAAGTCTGTACGTCTAATGGAATTGTTACGATTTGATTTCCAGTAATAGTCCCTGTAAACTCAATCATTCTATGAGATAAAGTAGCACCTGTAGATCCATCAGAAACCGAAAGAGCTGTAGTTTGTGCACCACCAGCTATACTTTGTGTAGTATAACCACCAGAAATTTGTTCTATAATTTGTAAATTAGTATTGGTTTTTGTTCCCCATGTACCGGCGTTTTCACCAGTTGCCTGAAGTTCTACTCCTAAAGGTGTATATGTTGATGCCATATTTTTCTCCTATTATGCAGCGTCAGTATAACTTGTATTTGATCCCGTTGCAACATCTGTATACGAAGAATTTGAACCCGTGTCAACGTTAGAATATGCTTGAATTCCAAAGCCAGTAGCAGTGCCAAAACCGGCTACAGAAGAAGTTATAGTTTGACCTGTTAATCCCATAACATCCGCTGGTACTATTGATCCTACACTAAATGTTGCTGATACACCTGTTAATCCCATTACATCTGCAGGTGATATAGAGCCAACACTAGATGTTGCAGAAACTCCCGTTACATCTACAATTGGATTACTATTTGTACTTAAAGTTCCTAATGATGTTGTTGCAGAAACTCCGGTTAATCCCATCACGTCCGCAGGTAATATTGAGCCAACACTAGGTGTTATTGCTTGACCTGTTAATCCCATGATTTGATCATCAAGACTAATTGATCCAACACTCGATGTTGTTACAACTCCTGTAAGAGAAAAAGTTACATTACCAATTATTGTAGGTGAACCAACACTTCCAGTTGCAGTTTGACCTGTTAATCCCATTACATCTGCAGGATTTACGGTAAACATACCCCAACCGTTATCACCGTAGGATGCATTACTCCAACCATTAGCTCCTAGGTTTGATGTCATTGCATCAGGAGCAGTTACTTCAACTGTTAGTCCTGATATACCCCAAGACTCAAAATTCCAAGTATCTCTTCCCCAACCTTGTTCAGGAAAAGCGACAGCGTCTCCAACACTAGAGGTTATTGATAAACCTGTTGGAAAAACTGTTTCATCTCTAAGTTCACCCCACTCACCATCGTTCCATGCTTTTGCACCCCAACCAGTTACAAAAGGATCAGTTGTACCCCAACGACCAGTATTCCAGGTTGTGCCTGATTGGTTCCAAGTATTGGCCATAAGGAGGACCTCCTTATGCTAATCTTATGATTGCGTTATCTGCGTCTGCAGTTGGGAATTGTATTGTGAAAGTTCCACTAGTTACAGTTTTATCGCCACCAAAAGCTATTGCTGCAACAGCTTTATCAGATTGTGTGTCATTATAAATTAATGCACCATTTGCTGTAAAAGTTGCAGAAGTAAAACTAACATCTGCAAAATCACAAACTGCAGTATCTGAAGATAAAGTTGGAGTTACACTAGTTAAAGTAGCTCCTCCTGCACTGTATGCAGATCCAGATGTGTTAGATATTTCGTTTGATGTGCTGTATGCTGTTGTTGATTTATTTAAAGTTGCTGAACTTGTAAATAAAGCTATCTTAAAAGTGTTACCACTTGATGCTGTAAAATTATGTGTTCCCACTAAAAGTTCTTGTTTAAAACTATTACAAATTGCCGATGTTATTGCCATAATTTATTCTCCTAATTACGGTGACGGAGAAGGGACTGGTATACGAACTGTTCCATCCGTGTAGTCGTCTCTTTTACGTCTACCAAGTTGCTCTGCAGCAAACTTCTGTACCTCTTGTTTATACTTTTGTTCATACAATGTCAACATATCCATTGGACCTTTTAAAAATCCATATGCTTCTACTAGACATGCATATAGTAGACCATTTCCAAAGTATTGACTTATATATGTTGTTGTATTTGAACTAGATAATCCATCAGGAATAGCCTCATAGTGTATTTTAAATTTAAATGTACTACTAGGTGCCGGAGCTAGCATTAAACGCCCTGATGTAGTGTCTGAAACGCCTGTAGCACCACCAAACATAGCGTAATATTTAGGTGTTCCTGTTGAAGTTTCAGCTGGAATATACTCTTGTAGATAAGTCTCATCTCTTTTTTCTAGCCAAGTATTAGCTCCTGTGGCTACCGATGTAGATTCATAAACCTGAACTCCTTTTACAAATAAAGTTTTTGCAGGTACGTTTATAGTTGTTTGACCAGTTACTAAATTACCGATTTGTTGTTTTTTATA